TAATAAAAAGGTTCTGGTTAAAATGCAAAAGAAAACCCGTAGTTTATTGGAAGAATTGGACTCGATATACATCGAATATGACCAACGTCATGTTATCGAAAACCGCGCCAATAACATAATTTCGTCAGCTATTCGTTTATTGGAACAAATAGATCAAACATATACACCTGAACAAGCAGATAACCTTACTCGCAAATTAATTAATGCAATTAAATTACGCGATCCAGCTAAATTCACACGTACAGTAAGGAAAACAGATGCATCTGGTGTTTAACGATAAAGATGGAAAGTTAGATACTCAGCGTATCGAACAGACGGATATTAAAACAACAGTCCAGTGGCTTGAACACATGGTTGATTTAAATCTACTGGATAATATTAGCAATGCTGACCAGCATAGTTTGCATAAACTAGAACTTAATGTGGATGCTAATAAGATATCTCCGGATCAATTAATGGCAGAATTGCGGCATTGGTGTGATAGCCAAGAGCTTAAATCAAGAGAATATGTAAAAAATTCAGGATCAAAGATCTACTTCAAAACTCCGATTAATGGCAATCCTGCCAGAGGATTTATACAAACTGATTTTAGTTTTATAAAGAATCCCAATCCACAGAGCGAATCTGACATCAATTTTCTTTCTAGATTGCGTGATCGTATTGTCAATAAGGGCATGTTGAAGTTAATAGAATCTGATATGCCCGAGATTCACGGTGGTAGAACACGTGGCATTGATCATATTGAAGATTTGGTATTTAGGAAAGGCGTCGCAGGAATTACTGCTGCCCTTACTCATATTAGACACTTAGCCAAGGATGCCCCCAATTCAGCAACAGTAAAATGGGACGGCAAACCAGCTGTTATATTTGGCCGCGACAACAATGGTGCTTTTATATTAACAGACGTTAGTGGGTACAATGCGAAAACTTACGACGGTCTATTTTCCAATCCCGCCAACCTTATTAGTCATTTAGATGGGCGCGATGCCGATGATATGGGTACTCGTAAAGAACATCTGGCCCCCGTATATGAAATGTTATGGCCGTTGTTGGCCCGAGCTGTTCCTCCTAAATTTCGAGGTTTTATTCATGGTGATCTATTGTACTCGGAGAAACCTGTCGAAGACACCGGATGTTTAGTTTTTAAACCTAATACTGTGGAATATAAAATCCCAACAAATAGTGAATTGGGAGAAAGTATTGCCAACAGTCATGTGGGTGTGGCCGTACACACATATTACAAAGACCATGGTGCAAATAAAGAACCTATAGGTAATATAAAACTTAACCCAGTACCTGGATTAACTATTATTAACCCAGTTAAACCAACTGATAATGTTAAACCCAGCGACCGTAATTTAACCAAACAACTAAGAAATATAATAGAACTACATGGTAATGATATTGATACATTGTTTAATCCATCGGAACTTAGACAGATGCAGATAAGTGATTTGCCAAGATTATGTGTAGATTTCATTAACAATGTAATACATAGTGAACATGAAGAAGGGTTTACTGCTGATACTTTGATCTCTAGATTTGGCACATGGTTGCGGGATACAGTAACACCACGTAAATATAGAAATATTGTGGAATACCTACAGAGTCCTAGTTCTAATTTAGATGGAATGGGTGCGGCCTTTACTGCATTTGTATTATTGCATGATATTAAAATGGACCTATTGCAGCAGTTAGATAGACAACAGCCCGGTCATGAGGGATGGGTAGTTGCCTCACCAGGTGGAATCAGTAAACTGGTTAACCGTTTTGCATTTACCCGTAACAATCGCCAAAACTATATATAATTTAACCCATAATAGCCATTTTTTATATTTTGACTAAATAAAAGTAGGAACATTGATTCCACAAACTAGGAGATTTAAAAAATGGCATACATTACTTTAGTAAGCGGTGGTTCGCAACCAGTATTTGCAACTGATACCCTTAACGGCCCACAGTTATCAGCAAATACAGCATACGCACCAGCTGGTACACCAGTTAATTTCGCAGGTCCAAAACTGGACTTTTTCGGAGTTGGTTTAGGCAATTCAGCTTTCAACCAAGCCGGTGTTAACGGAGCGTTACAGACAATTCTGCAAACAATCCAACAAACAGCTACCGTTGCATTCTATCAAGTTGACAACACAAACAACACAGTTGACTTCAGTCTTGCAGTTTACCCAACAGCAGCTTACACAGCAGCAACGCTACAAGCAGCTATTCAAGGTTTAGGTAACGTTAATGGTTGTAACGTAGCAGCAGCTACAGTTACTAACGTTGGTTTCCGTTTAGCTTCAACAGCTACATCAGCAAGCTAATTTTAAAGGTAACTTTAAAAACACTAAACCCGCTTAGGCGGGTTTTTTGTTGACTATAATTTTTAAGACTAAGTAATATTGCTCGTGTTTTAAACACACACATTCACACAAGGAGAAAACTATGAGCAAAACACCTTATGAGATTCGTCTCGAACTCTTAAAGCTGGCCAAAGATTCACTCTACGAACCAGTATTCCAAAAACGACAAAATCTTATGGATGAATTTATGTCCAAGCGAGAAGTCTTTGTTGGCGTATCAGGTCCTACAGAGGAACAGTTAGCATTAAAATTCCCAGTAATGCCTGATTTTCCCACTACGGATACTATTATCGCAGAAGCTAAAAAACTTAATTTGTTTGTAAGCGAGCAATAATCAAAGGCCCCGAAAGGGGCTTTTTGTTGACACTACGATATAATCAGTTAAATACACATATATTATGATGGTTAGCAAAATTACTGAGATAACAATTTTCGAAAGCCCGGACGGCGGGCGTACTGTGTACGTAAGAAAGCCCAGCGACACCCAGCGACAATTATATACGACCGATGAGGTTCGTGAAAAAGAGAGGGCCGAGTATGAACGTTGGATGAATATCTTTAATGCTAGGCGTAATAATGCAGCACTCAATGATGTATGTTCCCAAGCTGAGGTATTATATGAACTTTCTAAAGATTCGGAATGAGATTTTCTTGTAAAACGTTGTTTGATATTACTGCTACCGGAGTTACCGGGCATTATAAATCTTCAAGGGTTCCGTTTACCGACGTGTCGGGGAAGAATATCGTAGATGAACGTTCATGGAATCACGCAAGAAATCAGCAGCGCAATTGGGAAACTATAACACAGCTGATCGGACTACGGACACAGATAGCAAAATTAGATAACCCGACACAAGTAGATGGCATGTGGAATTTTGGTTTTGAAGTAGATACCCCCTATGTATACGGACCCGAGGAAAACCCTACTGAGATGCTATTGTCCGACTGTGCCGGCGTTCCTATGCTAGTACAATTAGGAGATAACGACAATATAACCCCATTTTTAGTAGTTGATGGTGTTAATCAAAATATATGGTTTAGTTTATTAAGCTAAATATATTATTGGGAGACATTATGGTTGAGCCTACAGATATTGAGAAAAAAAGTTTAGAAGCGCATGTTGAATTATGCGCCGAGCGATATAATGCAGTTGAAGGAAAATTAACTATTTTAGATGATAAAATTACTCATCTTTGTTCGGAAATCATAGAGGTCAAACTTTCGTTATCAAAAATGACCGAAAAAAATACTGATAGATTAGTTACCTGGGGTATTGGAATTATAGGCACTATGGCATTAATTATAGGATTTTTTATAGAGCACTATATTATAAAATGATGAATGAAATGGATATCGACAAAGCCTTTAGGAAAGAGTTTCCTGAAATAATCACTAACCTTATTTTCCAAAATGAGACTGGTGATTATGAGATATTTGGTCGATATGTTATTAAGAAAGAAAAAAATGTATGTCGTGTTTATTGTTCTGCCACCGATGCAGTTACGTTTAGCAGCACAAAAACAGCATTAAGTTGGTGTATCGCCGCTAAGTTTTCCAATTATAACTTAGCTCGAGATATACTAAATTTGGATAGAAAACTAATGGCTTTAACTAATGATATTAACACACGGGCAAATGTAGCGGAACGTAGTAAAAATTCGCTATTCCGTGAAACTGTTGAAACCAAGTTAGAAACTAAAATTATCCATAAAAAGCAGGTGGAGCAACAATTAACAAAATGCGTAAATTACGCTAAATACTATCAACAAAAAGGATTTAATAATGAAACTGTTCGAACTGGCCGCGACCACGCCATCAAAACAAGCCGCTAAGGTATTTGAAAGTTACTTCGGTGACAGCATCAATGTTGACGTAATATCAACACGTCAAGCACGCACAATGCTGAAAAAAGTAAGCAAGCTGGTAAATGAGCACCGAGCTACTCCCGCTTTCCATAGCAGCGAGCAAAATCCTACTTACTTAAAACTAATGATGATGGAACGTGTATTACGGGCCAAAGTGAAAGAAGAGGGTGGTGCTACCGTTGGTATGGCCTCAACAGTTGGCGCTAATTTTAACCAACAGCAAGATGCAGCAACTCAACCTCAACCTAACGCGGTTGCTGCCGCTGGTGACGCTGCAAAACAAGCGGCCCAGCAACAACAGTTAAAAACTGCCCAGCAACAACAACAAAATGTTCAGCAAGCAGCTAGTAACCAGTCAGCACAGATGCAAGCGGCCACAGTGGGATCAAATCAACCAGCCGTACCAGGACAACCCCCGGTTCCTGGGCAACAGCAAGTTCAAGAAATTAACATGGCTATGGCTAAAGTTAAACGCGGCCTACCGTTGACTGTAAAAGAACAAAAATTAATTGCCAAGCGGGCATTGCAAACAGAAAGTAGACAAGTTCGTAGACAGTTATATAATGTACTGCGCGAATCAGAGATTCAGCAAGCCCAAGTAGTATTAGCAGCCAGAGCAATGGTTGACGACATTCAGAAAATGTTGGAAGAAGTGTCAAGTATGCAGTTTAAAGACCTGCCAGCATTGGTTGATGAAATGAAGAACCAAGTAGGTGTTGATCAAGCAATGCAATTTAATCAAGATGCAGTGGCAGCTCTGGGTGGATTGGTACAAAATATTCAATCAGCTAAACAGCAAATGGATCAAGCACTGGGTATTGTAACCGGACAAGCATCTCCCCCGCCACTTCCAGGTCAAGATCAAGGAGCCGGTCCAGCTCAAGGGGCAGCACCAGGCGGAGCACCTGGTGGCGAAGCACCTCCAGAAGAAGCACCTCCAGAAGAATTACCGGAACCAGATACATCGGGAATAGGTCGGGCTAAACGTTAATGTTAATTTTTGAAGTAGAAAACTCTGCCCCTCTTGATCATACCAAGCTAATGGCTTTGGTACAATTTCTATCAGGTCGGGCTAATGATACTAATGCAAAAAAAGAAATATCGGTAGGCGCATTTGTCAACGCAGCAAAAAATCTGGGTCTTGATCTTGACATCAACCCCAATAATGATGCAGATGATGAAGAAATTGCCGCGCTAACCGCTAGTCCACCATTAAGTAATTTGCTATTACCATATGAACCAGGTTCGAAAATCATTAAATTTAAAGGTAATAACGATACCGGCGACACTACTATGCCAGTAAACAAAGCCGAAAACATCGTAGCACAAAACGCCAAATCCGCAATGCCCAGCAACTTAAAGTAAATAATTCAGTCTAAACTACTTGACAATTAGTTCAAAACTAAATATAATTAACTTGTCGTTCACTTAAAGGAGTTTCAAAATGAAAAAACTTATCCTGGCGGTATTACTTTCAATTACAGCAACTTCAGCTATTGCCCAACATGGGTATCGCGGTGGACACGGTGGCTACCGTGGTGGTCACAATAGCTACAATAGTTACAGCTATAATGGTGGTGGTTATCGAGGCGGGTGGGTCGCCCCTGCTGTTGGTGGATTAATCTTAGGCGGTTTAGTTGGCGCAGCAGTAGCAGCCCCTTACTACGCACCGGCACCTGTTTATGTACAGCCCAACCCAGTATATACACCTCCCCCTATGCCTCCCTATGGATATCATCACGAACAAATGCTAGATAGTAATTGTAACTGCTATGTTACTGTATTGGTACCGAATTAATGGCCTATTCTGACAAAGTATTAGATCACTATGAGAACCCTCGCAACGTAGGTTCCTTTGCTAAAGACGAAGATAACGTTGGTACTGGTATGGTGGGGGCACCTGCTTGTGGCGACGTGATGAAGTTACAGATAAAGGTTGAAAATGGAATCATCACGGATGCACGATTTAAGACATATGGTTGCGGATCAGCAATTGCAAGTTCATCGCTGGTCACTGAGTGGGTCAAAGGAAAATCTCTTGCGGATGCTGGACGAATTAGAAATACAGACATTGCCCAGGAATTGGCACTTCCGCCCGTTAAGATCCATTGCTCAATTCTCGCAGAAGATGCGATCAAAGCAGCAGTAAAAGATTATATAAGCAAACATGATACACAAAATACTGAAGTGGCCGGACCCCATACTACTACAACCTTGCCAGCCGTGGGATTTTAACAATCCGCCAGTTAGTAACATAGAACAAGATCTTGTTGACACCATGAATAGCCAAATGGCGCTGGGTCTTGCGGCCAACCAAATAGGTATTTCATACCGCGTTCTCGCAATGAATGTGCAGAACGGGATATACGCGGGCCAACAATTAGTATTAGTAAACCCCGATATAAGCAAATTATCAGAAGATCTATGGGAACACAGAGAAGGGTGCCTGAGTTTTCCCCGAGTAGAACTTGCTATTGCTAGGCCTAGATATGTATATGCTCGTTGGAGAGACCTTGCCGGCGCCGAACACAGTACAGTATTCAGTGAACTGGATGCTAAATGTTTCCTACATGAGATAGACCACTTAGATGGTAAAGTATTCAAAGACTATGTAAGTGATTTAAAATTTCAAATGGCAGTTAAAAAGGCGAAAAAATGATAACAATAACAGAAACGGCAGCAAAGAAAATAATTAGCAATATTGCTAAACGAGGCCATGGACAAGGCATTAAAGTTGGTGTTAAAACTACCGGATGTAGTGGACTTGCATATGTACTTGAATACGTGGACCAGGTTCCATGCTCATGGGATTGGGTAGAGTACGATATTGGAGAAGGCGCCAAGGTTTGGGTTACTCAAAAAGATTTAGTTTATATTGACGGACTTGAGATTGATTATGTTCGCAAAGGACTTAACGAAGGCTTTGATTTTATCAATCCCAAAGAAGCAGCCCGTTGCGGTTGCGGAGAAAGTTTTACCATATAGCTTGATATTTTTACAGTACTAAGTTATACTAGTGTAATGTATATACCTAAATTTGATTATAAAAACTTATCAC